AGGTATGTATGGATTATAGTAAGATGAAAAGCAGTATTGACCGGGCTATCTTAAAGAGTCCGCTTGATGTTGCAGCCTATGATGATAAGTTCGCCCTGTGCCGTGACTATGAGGGTACAGAGTTCCGACTGGCTCACGAGTGGAACCAGGCTTTACAGGAGGAAATCAGAGCAGGACTGAAACTGGCAGTAGATACCAGGGATTTTAAGACAGCAGAGGGATTTGACAATCTGCTGTTTCGCTCCCTACTGTTTTGTGCGCCCCATTATTTTGACGCATATTTACAGGCGGTAGAGTACGGTAAGCCGCTTGACAAGAAGTTCTACCTGCCCCGCCGTCATTACCTTAGACGATATGTAGAAGGATACCAGGAAGTTCTTGAGGGGAAACTGGACTTTCTGTCCATTTCCATGCCGAAACGATGTGGTAAGTCTCAGCTTGGTATCAACTTTACGAATATGCTTTCTGGTAAATTTCCAGACCGCTCTACGCTGATGGAGGGTACAGGTGATGACCTCGTTCAATCTTTCTACAAAGGTTGCCTTGAGTACATTCAGCAGCCAAACGATTATCATTTTTATGATATTTTCCCGGAGAGCAAACTGGTACAGACCAATGCCGATACGAAGGTCATTAACCTTCTGCATAAGTCCCGATTCCCTACTGTCATGTGCCGTTCTATTGACGCACGGCAGGTAGGTCTTTCGGAAGCAACCAACCTTCTTTACCTGGATGACTGCGTAGAGGGACGTGAGGAAGCGAAGAATAGACAGCGGCTTGATGACAAGTGGGAGGTCATTTCGGGTGATATTATCGGACGTGCCATTGAGGGTACGCCTATCGTTATCTGCGGTACACGATATTCTCTGTATGACCCTATCGGTCACTTACAGGAGGAAATGCGGAAGCAGGGCAAGCGGTGCAAGATTATTGAAACCCCGGCTCTTGACCCCGTGACGGATGAGAGTAACTTTGAATACATTCGTGAAGGCAGGAAGGTTTTCACCACGCAGTATTTCCGTGACCAGAGAGAAATGCTTTCGGCAGAGCAGTTTGAGTCTGAGTTTCAGCAGCAGCCGTTTGAAGCGAAAGGTATTCTTTTCCCGGAAGCGTCCTTGAACCGATACTTTGAACTCCCTGTAGACCGTGAACCAGACAGTATCATTGCTGTCTGCGATACTGCGGACAAGGGTGCTGACTATTGTTCTATGCCGATTGCTGCGGTGTACGGAGATGAGGTCTACATTGTAGACGTAGTGTTCGATGACTCCCCGCCAGAGGTTACGAAACCAGAGTGTGCAAAGGCTCTGATGGATAATCTTGTGGTGGCAGGAACCTTTGAGTCTAATAATGCAGGTACATATTTCGCCAGGGATGTACAGCAGATTTTGACTGACCGAAAGTATGTCTGCAATATCCGAACGAAGAGGACTATCAGCAATAAACAGACCCGTATCGAGTTCGCTTCTGATAACATTATCAAGCATTTTTACTTCAAAGACCCGTCACTCTACGCACGGAACAGTCAGTATGCCATGTTTATGAAGCAGGTCACAACCTACACCCGGTCTGGTAAAGTGCCACATGATGACGCACCCGACTCTCTTTCTCTGCTTGAGAATGAACTGCGTGGACTGGTAGGAGCGAAGGTTGAAGTTTTCAAAAGACCGTGTTAATTTACGCAAAAACTCTTCAAACCTATTATCAAGAAATCTCTTGAAATAACCATTGAAGAGTGCTATAATTACAATAGAAATATTAGGATTGGAGGTGGCTTGCGTGTCTTTCGGTTTATACGGTAGACGCATGATAAAGTCTGATGAAACCGAAGTGACCGTTGAGAACGTGGTTGCGATTCTCAATAAGGCACTTCCTTATCACTGGGAGAATCGCAGTGAGATTCAATATCTGTGGTACTACTACAGAGGATTACAGCCGATTCTCAACCGTGAGAAACAGGTTCGTCCAGAGATTTGTAATAAAATCGTGGAGAACCGGGCGAATGAGATTGTGTCCTTCAAGTCTGGCTATTTGATGGGCGAACCTCTACAGTATGTTTCCCGTGGTAACGGTGATAATTTATCTGACGAAATCAATCAGCTTAACGAATTTGTGTTTGCCGAAGAGAAGCCTGCAAAGGATAAGGAACTTGCTGACTGGTTCCATATCTGCGGTACGTCTTTCAGAATGGTTCTTCCAGATGAGGACGTAGGTGAGGACGATGACTCCCCGTTTGAAATCTACACGCTTGACCCACGAAACACCTTTGTGGTGTACAACAACGGTCTTGGAAATAAGCCGCTTCTGGGTGTCAAGTATGTGGTGGATGACAACGGCATAGTTCATTATAGTTGCTACTCTGACCATGAGTATTTTGAGATTGTAGAATCTCATATCATCAAGGCAGAGCCGCACATTCTGGGTGATATTCCCATCATCGAATATCCTCTGAACATTGCCCGTATCGGTGCGTTTGAGTTGGTTATCCCGCTCCTTGACGCAATCAACCTTACGGACAGTAACCGCCAGGATGGTGTTGAACAGTTCATCCAGGCACTCATGCTTTTCCACAACGTAGATATTTCGTCTGACGATTATGAGAAGCTGAGAGAGGAAGGGGCTATTAAGTTCCGGGATATTGACCCTCAGTTGAAAGCCGAAGTATCTTATCTAACCAGTACTCTGAACCAGGGCGAAACGCAAACCCTGGTTGACCATATGTACCAGACGGTATTGACTATCTGTGGTATGCCGAACCGCAACGGTGGTACGTCTACCAGTGATACCGGGTCTGCGGTCATTATGAGAGATGGTTGGTCTGCTGCGGAAGCAAGAGCAAAGGACAGCGAATTGATGTTCAAGAAGAGTGAGAGGATTTTCCTCAAGCTGATTCTGAATATCTGCAAAACTCTGAAAGGCATGGACTTGAAGGTTTGCAATATTGAAATTCGCTTTACCCGAAGAAATTACGAAAACATTCTGCAAAAAGCCCAGGTGCTTGACCTTATGTTGAAGAACAGTAAGATTCACCCACGGCTTGCTTTTGAACATTGCGGACTGTTTGTTGATTCTGACCTGGCATACACATTAAGTGCGGAATATGCAGAGGAACAGGAGAAGAAAGCACAGGAGTTGCTTGAAAAGCAGAATACGGAAAAGGAGGATGAAACCGATGACTCCAACACTGACAAAGGAAATGGTGCAGCAGGTGGAAACGCTGCTCAAGCACGGCAGCAGAGTGGAAGTGCTGATTGAGCAGGGCAAGGTTACGATTGTTGAAATCAAACGCAAGATGAGAATGAAAGAGTAACACCAGGACAGAGGTTCTGGTGAGTCCAATGGGACTGTGAGTGACGAACTCATAGTCCCTTTTTATTTTGCCTATGAATAATACATTTTCAGCTTATATTGCTGCGTTTGATGAACTCAACATTCTGACTTCCACCAGTTATTACTCCGCTTCTGGGAAGGATATGACCTCAAAGGTTGCTCAGATTGCGGATGACATTTTATCACTGCTCATCCGGGCTTATCAGCAGGGCATTACAGCCACGGCAGATATGCTTGCCTACGATTTGACCGTAGACGTGGGTTCCATGGAGGAAGCCATTTATGAGGTGATAGACGGTAAAACCTTTGAGGACAGAATTGCTGACCATGTAATAGCCGGGGATTTGTCGGGCTTACAGACGTTAGTCGAATCTGAATATCACAGGGTATTCAATGCAGCGGAAGAGGATGGAGCCTATGAGTTCCAGTCCACAAGAGGACTGGGAGTTTCAAAGAAATGGGTGACTGTCCGGGATGAAGCCGTTCGGGATACTCACAAATACCTGGAAGGTGTGAGCGTGGCTCTGGATGAAGAGTTTTATACCTTTGATGGTGACCATGCTTCCAGACCAGGTGAGTTCACTAAGGCAGAGAACAATGTGAACTGCCGTTGTGTACTGAAACTTGAAACTGATACTTCGCAGGATTGACCTGCTTGTATGGTGAGGGAACACCTTAAAACGCACACTCAGACAAGAGGATAAAACAGAAGAACATGGTGAGGGAACACCTTAAAACGCAAGGAGGACTTTATTATGAGTTATTTAAGTGATTTGCTTGGAGATTCCTACAAGGAAGGTATGACTGAGGAAGAGATTTCTACTGCTTTACAGGTTGCGGGCGCAGGTCAGAATAATGACGCTGAAATCAATCGTCTGAAAGCACAGCTTTCTAAAGCCAATTCCGAAGCTGCTGATTACAAGAAGCAGTTAAGAGGTAAGCAGACTGCGGATGAAGCCGCTGCCGCTGAACAGAAAGCAACCATGGATAAGCTGACCCAGGAGAATACCGATTTGAAGCGTTCTATCGCTCTGGCAGACAAAAAGACCAAACTGGTAGCTATGGGTTACGATGAGAAACTTGCTGACAGTACTGCAATCGCAATGGTTGACGGCGATATGGACACGGTTATGAAGAACCAGGCTACGTTCAATGAGTCCCGTGAAAAGGCAATTCGTGCTGAACAGATGAAGAAAACTCCCAGACCTGCTGCGGGTTCTGAGGGGACGGGCGGCATGGATTACGCTAAGAAAATCGAAGAAGCGCAGGCAAGCGGCGATTTGACCGCAGTTGCCTACTATACACGTCTGAAAGCGCAGGATGAAGCGAATCAGATGAAAGAGTAAAAATCGGAGGTAAAAGACAATGGCAGATACGTTTGCAACCAGTTTTGGCGTTCTGAATTATTCTGGAATGCTGTTTAACAAGGGTAACGTGCGTACCCCGCTTTCTTCCATCATCGGTAGCAAGGCGAAAACCACGAATCATGTAGAGTTCGTTACTGGACAGGAGTACACCTCTAACGGTAATGGCTCTCAGCCTGCAATCAGTGAGAGTGCTTCTCTGACTGCCCCGGACGCTGATGTTGTGACCCGTTCTCAGAAAACGAACGTCACTCAGATTTTCCAGGAGTCCGTTGGTATCTCTTACGGTAAGCAGAGCAATATGGGTACTCTGAGCGGTATCAATGTTGCAGAGCAGCAGGCAAACCCGATGAGCGAACTGGACTTCCAGGTTGCCGCTAAGATTCAGAAGGTCAACCGTGATATTGAGTACACCTTTATCAACGGTGAGTACAACAAGGCTACTTCTGACGCTGAGGTAAACAAGACCCGTGGTCTGGTAAATGCTATTACCACTAACACTATGGCAATGGCTAAGAAGCCCCTGGGTCTGTGGGACATTGCCGACATGGTGAAGAAGATTTACGGTGCGAATGCTCCGACTGACGGCCTGGTGCTGTGGTGTGACGCTGTGACTCTGTTCCAGGTCAACGCTGACGCTGTTCAGAATGGTCTGACTGTGGTTCCTGCTGCCCGTGAGATTAACGGTATCGCTCTTTCCAGTGTGGTAACTCCTATCGGTGTTGTTTACCTGTATCTGGGTGAGTGCCTGCCTGCGGGTACGGCAATGCTTCTGAACCTTGATGTTCTGGCTCCTGTTTATCAGCCTGTTCCGGGTAAGGGTAACTTCTTCCTGGAGCCGCTTGCTAAGACGGGTGCGGGTGAGAAGTATCAGCTTTTCGGTCAGATTGGTCTTGACCATGGTCCCGAATGGTATCATGGCAAGTTCACTGGTATTTCTACTACCTTTGAGAAGCCGACCTACAGCCGTTCTGTTTATGTGGCGAATGCCGCTGACATTGGCAAGACTACGGGCTGATGAAGATTAAAAGGAGGTGGACAACATGACCGATGAAGAGAAACTGACCATGCTTAAAAGCATGACAGAGGAAACGGATAACGATGTGTTGTCCACTTACCTCACTTTAGCGAAAGGGGTAGTGCTTTCCCGTGCCTACCCTTATACGGAAGAAGATAAAGTTCCTGCAAAATATGACACGGTTCATGTTGAGATTGCCGCTTATATGCTGAATAAGCGTGGGGCAGAGGGTGAAACAGCACACAGCGAAAACGGCGTTTCCCGTTCTTATGAAGATGGTGACATTCCCCCTACCCTGCTGCGGCGAATCCTCCCTATGGCGGGGGTGATTCTATGAAGCTGATGAAGCGCAATCTCAAGCCCGTGCATTACTGCCTGTACAAAGGCAGGGAGCCGCTTCTGGACGATGACGGGAATGAAACTGGTGAATACCAGGTGGGCTATGAAAGCCCCGTTGAACTGCAATGCAGTGTTTCGCCTGCGACTGGATATGCCCAGGTGAATATGTTCGGTAACTTAGAGTCCTATGACAAGGTACTCATTACTGATGATACAAATTGCCCCATTGACGAAAACACCCTGCTCTTTGTGGATAAGGAGCCAGAGTTCGGAAATGACGGCAATCCTCTCTGTGACTATAGGGTACGGCGTGTTGCAAAGTCCCTTAACAGTATTTCTTATGCGATTAGCAAGGTGACCGTATCGTGAGCAAGCGTGTTATCAAAGTTACGTTATCTGAAAAGAGCATTGACAATGCCATTAACGAACTCAAGAACTACAAGACGTGGTTGAAAGAGTGTACTGAGAAATTCATACAAGCCCTTGGCGAAGAGGGAGTCCAGGTGGCTACAGCAAAGTTCCAGACAGCCGTCTATGACGGTACGAATGATGTGAGCGTGTCTGTAGAGAGCAGGGATACCAACAAAGTAGCCGTGGTAGCTGTAGGAAGTTCAGTCCTCTTTATTGAGTTTGGTACAGGTGTCAAGTACCCAGACAATCACCCGGAAGCAGGTAAGAACGGTTTCACCCGTGGTGGCTACGGTTATAAACTGGGACGGCTTGAAAAGGGATGGCGATACACTGGTGACCCTGGTTCTAACGGTGAAGTTATTACCACGGGAAAACACGCAGGTGAAGTTCATACCTACGGTAACCCTGCAAACATGAGTATGTACGAAACAGTCAGAGAGTTGGAAGAGAAATTTGCAGAGATAGCAAGGAGGTGTTACACATGATTGACTGCGAAAACGAAGTCTATACAAGGCTTGCAAAAATCTTGAGAGAGAAATTTCCTAAGATTGATATTGCCAGTGAATATGTGAAATCACCTTCTTCTTTTCCTCATGTGAGTATTACCCAGAGTGACTGCTATATCCCTACGGAGTGGCAGGACAGTAGCATGAAAGAGAATATGGTCATTGCCATGTTTGAAATCAATGTCTACTCCAATAAGGCAGAGGGTAAGAAAACAGAATGCAAGAAGATTATCAAAGAAATCAATGACGCATTGTACTCCATGAATTTTAGGCGCACGGCTATGACCCCGGTTCCGAACATGGAGGACGCAACAATCTATCGGATTACAGCCCGCTTCCGTGTGGCAACCGATGGAAAACACTTTTACAGGAGGTAAGTGAAATGGCTACAAGTACTTATATGACTTTCCTCATGCACAAGAAGGAAACGGCATGGGAGAAGCTGCTTGACATTACTGAGTTCCCCGACCTGGGCGGTGACCCGGAACTGCTTGAAACCACCACTCTGTCTGACAAAATGCAGACCTATGTGAATGGTGTCCAGAGTAATGACGGCATGACCTTTAATGCCAACTATGACCACACTGAGTATAAGGCTCTGAAAGCCCTTGAGGGTAAGAACGAGGAATACGCAGTATGGTTCGGTGGCACTGAGACTGCAAGTTCCCCGACTCCTACGGGTTCTGAGGGTAAGTTCAAGTTTGCAGGCGAACTGTCCGTCTACGTTACTGGCGGCGGCGTGAATGAGGTTCGTGGTATGGCGATTACGATTGCCCCGTCCACTCCTATCACTGAGGACGAAGAGTAAGATTGCATTTAATTTTGAGAATTAAAGGAGAGTTGAGCAATGGCTAAACAGATTGTTTTTACCTATGAAGATAAGGAATACACGCTTGAGTTTACCAGGCGTACTGTCAAGCAGATGGAGGATGAGGGCTTTGTCGCACAGGACATTGACCGTAAGCCTATGACTCTGCTTCCTGCTCTTTTTGCAGGTGCATTCAAGGCGCACCATCGTTTCGTGAAGCAGGATGTGATTGACAAGATTTATGCGGGTATGCCCCATAAGGATGAACTGATTGGCAAGTTGGCAGAGATGTACAATGACCCGATTGTGACTTTGATGGAGGAACCCGATGAGAAAGCGGTAAAAAACGTGAGTTGGGAAGCGAACTGGTAACGGGTTCGGACTCCCAGGCTGCAACGGGCGGCGGCAACCGCCGCTTGCCCGTTGTTTATCGTTACGGGGAAACTTTTGAAAAACTCTGCGGTTATTACATGAGTCTGGGTATGGGTTATCACGATTACTGGGATGGCGATTGTGAGATGGCACGATACTACAGGGATATGGATGAAAAGGTCAAAGAACGGCAGAATGAAGCCCTTTGGCTACAAGGTCTGTATTTCTATGAAGCGTTGGTTGACGCTTCCCCAGTACTCAACGCTATGAGCAAAAAGCACAAGCCTATTCCTTATAGGCAGGCTCCGATTCCTCTTACCGAAGCACGTCATAGACAGCAGCAAGAGGAAGAGAATCACAAGAAGCTGAATGCAGGTAAGGAAGCCATGAAGCAGATAATGGCAGGGGTTAATTCAAAATTCAAACGGAAGGAGGAATAAATCATGGCAGTTGAGATTGAAGGTCTTGAGTTTCAAATTGAAGCGAAGTCCGAAAATGCCGCTAAAGGTGTAGACGCTCTGATTAACAGCTTCAATAAGCTGAAAGCAGCAACCAAAAGCGGCGCAGGTCTGAACAATATCAGCAAGAAACTGGACGCAATCAGCAATGCAAAGCTGAGTATGTCCGGGATTGAGAAGATTGAAGATTTGGCAAAAAGCCTTAATTCTCTGAGCAATGTCAAGATTTCCTCCACAATCTCTAAGAGACTAACTGAAATCGGTGCTTCTCTGGATAGTCTGGACTTGTCTGGTGTGGAAAAGGTTGAAGCACTCAGCACTGCTCTACAGAATATGCAGGGCATTCAGATTCCGAATATGAGAAACCTTACTGGGAACCAGACCGCTACGCCTGCCGGGACTGCTACCCCTGCTGCGGCAGCAACGAACGCTACTTCGGCGGCAACCTCTGGTGTTACTCAGTATACTTCACAGGTTACGGCAGCAACCAGTGCCACTCACAATTTCGTATCTTCGCTTGGTAAAGTGGCAGGTGCAGTGGGTGGATTTACGGGTATTACATATCCGTTCGTACAGGCGAAAAATGCACTGGGCGCACTTCCTGCCAAAATCAAAGAAGTGGTGGGCAACCTGGGAACACTCTATCAGCAGTTTGTTAATACAGGCGGTGTTCTGGGTCTGTTCGGGAGAAGTATCAAAGCAGTTGCTTCTACGCTGGGTTCTAAGTTGGCTGCGGGCATGAAGAATGTAACCTCTAACCTCAAGAAGATGAACCCGATAGCCCAGATTGCGAACGGGAAGTTGGGTCAGTTGTTCTCTTCCTTAAAGCGTATTGCAATGTACCGTGCAATTCGATTCTTCTTTGCACAGCTTACTGCTGCAATGAAGGAAGGTATTCAGAATTTGTATATGTACAGTTCCCTCATGGGCGGTACGTTCAAGGGAAGTATGGACAGTCTGGCAACCAGTTTCCAGTACCTTAAGAACAGCATGGGTGCTATGGTGGCTCCGCTCATCAATATGATTGCTCCTGCGGTGGACGCTCTGATTGATAAATTTGCGGCATTGTTGAACATTGTCAATCAGTTTTTCGCCCGTCTGTCTGGTGCAACCACCTTCACGAAAGCGAAGAAAGCGGCGGCTTCCTATGGCGATTCTATCTCTGGTGCGGGTAAGTCTGCGAAGAAAGCGGCAAAGGATATTAAGGACGCTACGGTTGGCATTGATGAATTGAACATTATCAGTCAGAAGGATTCCAGTGGAAGCGGTTCTGGCAGTAAGAACTATGGCGATATGTTTGAAACCGTGCCGATTGACAGTAGCATTTCTGAATTTACCGACAAGCTGAAAGCAGCACTGGACGCAGGTGACTGGAAAACCCTGGGTACTTTACTGGGTGAAAAGTTCAATGAGATTGTGGATAGCATTGACTGGTCTGGTATCGGTCACAAGATTGGATACGGGCTGAACGGTGCGATTCAAACAGCATACTGGTTCCTAAAGACAGCGGACTTCAAGAACCTGGGTAACCATATAGCAGAACTGCTGAATGGTGCAATGGAGGAAATTGACTTCACATACCTTGGCAGACTTCTGGTTCGTGGTGTCACGGTAGCCCTTGATTTTATGATTGGCTTGCTTGGCGGTTTGAATTGGAGCCTTGTAGGAAAGAGCATTGGCGATTTCTTGAGGGGTGCATTCAATGAAGCCCAGGAGTGGATTGCAAGCTATAACTGGAACAAAATGGGCAAAGACCTGTGGAAGAATCTCAAGGCTTGTATTAAGGGCATTGACTTTGCAGGTGTGGCACAGAGTTTCTTTAAGTTACTGGGTTCTGCTCTGGCGGCTGCGGTTAGTTTTATTGCAGGTTTCGTGCAGGGTATCTGGGAGGACATTACTGGGTATTTCCAGGAATATCTAACCAATGATGACGGCACGAAGAAGTGCGGTCTTGACTGGGTAGCGGGTCTGCTTGAGGGTATCTGGGACGGCATTAAGAATATCGGCAAGTGGATTAAGGAGAACGTATTTGACCCGTTCATTGACGGATTCAAAGAGTGCTTCGGTATTCACTCTCCTTCCACAGTAATGAAGGAGATGGGCGGTTATGTTGTCGAAGGTTTCTTACAGGGACTCAATAAGTTCAGTGAGATTGCAGGCAAGGTTAAGGAATGGGCAGGCAAGGTCATTGAGTGGTTCACGAAGGGTGAGGACGGCAAGGGTATTGTTGAACATTTCAAGGAAATCGGCGGCAATATCGTAAGCGGCTTCAAAGACAAGGTTGGTGGTACTTATACTACGGTCAAGTCTAACGTGACCACTTGGGCAAGCAAAGTGAAAGACTGGTTCAGCAACAACTCTTTTGGTGGAGTGAACAGCGATACTTTCAGTACCTTTGCGAACAACACGATTGAAGGTTTCCGAACCAAAGTCGGTAGTGCCTATACCAACACCAAAACGAATGTGACCACCTGGGCAACCAATGTGAAGAACTGGTTCTCTGGTATTGCTTCCGCTTCTGCATTCTCTGGCTTCGCAACCAGTGTGGTTGATGGATTCAAGAACAGAATCGGCGGCTACTACACTGCGGCACAGGGTAACATGAGTACCTTCGGTAGCAGCGTGAAGAGTTGGTTCACAGCACATTGCTCCTACAACGGTTTCTACAATGTAGCTTCTGACGTAGTGAGTGGTTTTAAGAACGGTATCGGTGAATTGTACCATACTTGCAAAAACACAATCTCTTCCTGGGGTAGTTCAATCATTTCCTGGTTCAAGGACAAGTTGGACGTAAACTCCCCGTCTAAGGTCTTTTATGAGATTGGTGGTTTTGCCGTTGCAGGTTTCAACAATGCGATTGCCCAGGTGGGTAAGAGTACGAAGTCTGTAGTCGGTACATGGGCTGATTCCTTCACGAATTTCAGTCCGACAATGGCACTGGCAGTTGATACTTCTGCTCTGAAATATTATGACTCTGCCGCATTCTCCCGGTCTATTTCTTCTAACGTACAGAGCAGCACGGAGGTTTCCGCAACGGGCTTCCGTGAAGCCATGGAGGATTTCTACCATGAGTACGTTGAACCGACCATGGCTCAGATGGCTGATGATATGCGTAGGCAGGCTGATAAGGAAGAGAAAACCGTGGTGCAGGTTGGCAACCGTGTGGTGACTGACGCTGTGACCACTCAGAAGAAAGCCAATGGCTATAGCTTTACGGGATAAGGAGGTAATGTGTAATGGCTTATCTGGCAATCAACGGTTATGCGTTACCTCCCTGCAAGAGAGGTGTCACCCCTACGGTGACCACTCTTGTAGATTCCGGGCGTAACGCAAACGGTACGGTGGTGGGTCAGCGTATCGGACGTGACCAGTACAAGATTGACAATCTGGAATGGTCATGGCTCACTGCCGAACAGTGGTCAAAGATACTGAGTATCCTTGATAACTTCTTTGTAAATGTAACTTTTATTGACCCTGTAAGCAATGCACCTAAGACCATCAAAATGTACTGTGGTAACCGAACGGCTGAACCCTACTGGGTAGATGAGGACGGTCACCCGACACACTACAGGAATTGCAAGGTGAATCTGATTGACGTAGGAGAGTGATTTTATGCAAAAGGTATCCAAAGAGTATAAGGCAAGCATGAAAGACTCCCTCCGTGAGAGAGCATACATAATGATTTCTTTCGGAGTTGTCAACCAGGAAGCGCAGGCGAAAGCCAAAGTAGACAGCGGAGAGTTTGCCTACTTCTCCAACCCGGACAACCTGTTTAATGAGGGAACTGACGATGTGGTGTACGCCACTTTGGAAGAGAACTTTACCAGGGTTGACGGTTCCATGTATTTTCTCCCACGGAACAAGCCGGGAGCAATGTTCTACAACACAGGGTTGGTGGGAAAGAATCTGGTATCAGACGGACTGTATGAAGTAACCATAAACCTTCATGCGGCTCCGACTGATTTCAGAGGTATCACGATTAACTTCGGTGAGAACTATCCTACTGATTTCGATTTTGTCACTAATACCGGGCAAAAGGTTGAGTTCCGGGATAATGACAAAGCTGTTTTTACTACAGAGGAAGTGCTTGAGAATGTAACCACACTGACTCTGGTGATTCATAAAATGAAGAACCTACGAAGCAGGCTGCGTATCTACTCCTTCCGTTTCGGTTACGGACTGGTGTACTACAACGATTCTGTTATGAGTTCTTCACTTGAGAGTTATGTCAGTCCGATTGGTGCTGACATTCCTCAGATTGATTTCTCAGTAACGCTGAAAAACTATGACAAGTATTTCAACGTGGACAACCCGAAGTCGGCTATCAACTTCCTGGAAACGGGACAGGAGATGGACATTTACTACGGGTATCAGCTTCCGAACTCTGATGAAATCGAATGGGTCAGAGGAAATCACCTGCTCTGTTCTGAGTGGGAGTCCGATGACTACACGGCAACAATCCGTTGCCAGGACGTGTTCCGTAACATGGACACGGAGTATTACAAAGGACTGTATGCTCCGAATGGCAAAAGCTATTATGACCTGGCGATTGAGGTTCTGAAAGCTGCCGGGGAGAAAGACTACTATGTTGACCCCCGACTCAAAAAGCTATACACGAAGAATCCTATCCCCCGTGTTTCCTGCAAGGAAGCATTACAGATTATAGCCAATGCCTGCCGCTGTGTTCTGTCACAGTCCAGAGTTGGTACGATTCAGATTAAATCCTCTTTCGTCCCGGAAGCTGCGGCAAGCAGTAATGGCGAAACCGATTACTCCCACGTTGCGAAGATTCTGACGGATGATACCAAAGATGAGTACGCAACACTGGCAAGTAACTACACCACGGCAGACGGGACAATGTTCTTCCTGCCACGGGCGGCAAGTAAGAGGACGTTGAACACAGGATTTATCTCAGAACAGCAGTCTGACGCTGACGGTAAGTTCACCACAAACCCTATGGTAACAATCGTGCAGGAAGCCGCCTGTATGTACTACGGTGTGAAGTTCGTGTTCGGTAATGCCCTTCCTTCGGGAATGGTAATTCGTACCTACAACAATAACGAACTGGTCACTGAGTATGAGGTAGAGGAAGAGATTACAAAGACCCTGGTGATTCTTCGGGACTTTGATGATTTCGACACCATGAAGATTGAGTTCACGGGAACGGCAGAGCCGTACAACCGTATTGTACTTAACAACTTCGCTTTCGGTGACGTGACTGACTTCACCATGGAGCGGCAGGACATGACTTCTTCCCCGAAAGCTATCAAGCAGGAGTTGGTCAAAGAGGTCATCGTACCTTGCTACAGTTATCAGCCGGGTAATGCCGAAGAGAGTCTTGTCAGTGAGGATATTACCGTGAAGTCTGGTGATGTGGAAACCTTCTATGTGGGCGAACCGTCCTACAACTTCCGGGCAACACTGGACGAAAGTTCCAGTGGTGTGAGTATTACTGCATGGGGTAACTACTATGTGACAGTCAAGTTCTCTAAGACAGGAACCTTCCGTCTGGAAATTCTGGGCTATCGGTACAAAATCGTGGAGCGATATGCCACGAAGTCACTGAACAGCAGAGGTAAGTCTGTAAAATGGGCGAACCCGCTTATCAGTGATATGGCGATTGCTACGGAACTGGCTGAATGGATTGGTGACTATTATACCGCAGGTATTGAGTATGAGTACGATACCAGAGGTAACCCGGAGATTGACGCAAACGATATTGTGTACCAGGAGAATGAGTTCCATGACGGAATGAAGGTAAATATCTATCGGCACACAATCAACTTTGACCAGGCGTTCAGCGGCAAGGTAACCGCAAGACGTGTATCCAGTTAGGAGGTGACGGAAGATGGCATGGCAAACACCTAAGACCGATTGGCACGGAAGTACAAATTCAGAGGGTGTTTATACGGGTGACAGATTCAATGCTTCGGATTTCAACCGTATCAAGAACAATCTGACGTTCCTCCGGGATATGGCAATCAAGCTATACAAGGAGTTCTCCTTGGTGAGCCTGGGTGATGACAGAGTACCGGGTGATTACTTCTACGCTGATGAAATCAATCAGCTTGAAGAAAATCTTGAAACCCTCAACTCCAATACTCTCAAGAGGTCTTACGGGTCTGCACCCGTTTACAACGATAACGGAACTACGATGGATTTCAATGAACTAAATCGTTTGGAGGGTGCAACCTTAGACCTGTATGACAGACTCACGAATGAGAGTGAAGGAAGGAGGATGTTTACATGGAATTTCGGAATGAAGGGAGGGGACTTGTAAATGGCATGGGAACTTTTACCTGTTGACTATACGGACGCTGTGTGGGCGGGTTTGAAGCGATACAACCAGATTAACAACGAAGATGGTTCAGTATCCTTCCAGGACATTACGTCTTATACCGGGAAAGAGAAATCTTTCTTCGGGGCAAAAGACGCTAACCGCATGAACGAAGCCCTCAACACCATTATGAGCATGGTGGAGAATGGCACAGACCTGTATACCGCTTTCCAGAATTATTTTGCAGAGCAGAAAACTTTGTTTGAGCAGGAAGCTGATTCTAAAGCAACGGAGTTTGACAACTATACGGATAATCTGGAACAGGAATACAAGGTAAGCATGGCGGCTTTTGAGAGTCAGCAGCAGCAAATTTACAATGCCTGGTTCCAGGCTATGAAAGACCAGTTGAGTAAGGACGCTGCGGGCAACCTGCAAAATCAGTGTACTGAACTGGATGAGCGTTTGACTCTGCTTGAGCAGATGACAATGCAGAATGACTTCTCTGCTCCGCTTGCTACAGATGATGAAGCAATCACGCTGATTGTGGATGACCTGGATTATGCGATTCTGGCAGATTGGAAATACAAGGAGGAATAAAAGATGGCAACTATTAGTGTTCAAACGAAAAAGTTTGCAGACCTGGAAGCGATTCTGTCTGTTACGGGTACTGAGCAGATGTTGATTCACGATGGTAACGGCGTGAAGGTCATTACCGTGAAGAATCTTCATAAGGGTTTGCAGGCTTACATTGACGCAATCCAGAATGTGATTGCTGATGGTGCAGGCGCACATAACAGTATCTATCGTGGTAAGAACCTGGGTACTTCTGTTACGGCAGAACAGTACAAGGCGATTTCCGATGGTACGTTTGCAGGTCTGTATGTTGGTGACTACTGGGTTATCAGCGGAGTGACTTACCGTATTGCAGGCTTTGACTATTACCTGCATAACGGCGATACCGATACTACGAAGCACCATGCGGTGATTGTACCAGATGAGAATATGGGTTCCGCTCAGATGAATACCACCAATGTTACTACGGGCGGTTATGTTGGTTCGGCTATGTACAAGGCAAATCTGAATGCGGCTAAGACTAAAATCAAGTCTGCGTTCAGCGGT